CTTGACACATTCCCAGCACCAGCATGTCCAAGTGCCACACCGTGACCCGTGAGCCTCGAATCTACCAACCGCCTGTCCGAGCTGACCGGCATGGACGTGCGCACCATCAAGCGCCGGCTCGCCACTCTGCAGCCGACCGTCCAGGGCCGGGCGCATACCTACGAAAGCCGGGATGCCCTGCCGCTCCTCTACGGCGCGCAGGACTCCGCGGCCTTCGACCTCAACCAGGAGCGCGCGCGTCTCGCCCACCATCAGGCCAACAACGAATCCCTGCGCGAGGCCCAGCTTCGCGGCGATCTGCTGCCGAGGGGCCTCGTCATCCAGACCTGGCAGGCGATCATCGCCGCCGCGCGGTCTCGCCTCCTAGCCCTGCCGACCAAGGCGGCGCACCAGCTCCTTGCGGCCAAGAGCTTATCGGAGGCTGAGGATGTCGTCCGCGGCTACGTCTATGAAGCCCTCGCCGAGCTTGCCCGGGACGGCCTTCCCGCTGGCACTGGCACTGTCGGCGCTGAGAGTCTGGGAGCCGCCGCCGGACCTGACAGTGAGCCAGTGGGCGGACCAGTTCCGGCGCCTGTCGAGCGAAAGCAGCGCCGAGCCCGGTCAGTGGCGGACCGATCGGGCGCCGTACCTGCGCGGGGTGATGGACGCGGTCAGCGACCCAAGCGTTGAGACCGTCGTCGTCATGTCGAGCGCCCAGGTCGGCAAGACCGAGGTCATCAGCAACGTCATCGGCTACCACGTCCATCAGGATCCGTCACCCATCCTGGTCGTGATGCCGACGCTGGAGATGGCCGAGGCGTACAGCAAGGATCGGCTGGCCCCGATGGTCCGGGACACCGCCGCGCTGGCCGCGTTGATCGCGGATGCCAGGTCGCGCGACTCTGGCAACACGCTGCTCCACAAGCGCTTCCCTGGCGGTCACATCACGCTGGCCGGCAGCAATTCGCCCGCGAGCCTCGCCAGCCGCCCGGTGCGCCTGGTCCTGTGCGACGAGGTCGACCGCTTCCCGGTGTCGGCCGGCACCGAGGGCGACCCGGTGAACCTGGCGCGAAAGCGCGCGACCACGTTCTGGAATCGCAAGTTCATCCTCACTTCGACCCCGACCATCAAGGGCGCGAGCCGGATCGAGGCGGCTTTCGAGGCGAGCGATCAGCGCCGCTATCACGTCCCTTGCCCGCACTGCGAGGCGCTGCAGCCGCTCGCCTGGAGGCACCTGCGCTGGCCCGATGGCGAGCCCGGAGCCGCGCGCTACGTCTGCACAGAGTGCGGCGCCGAGATCGACCACGCCCACAAGCTGTGGATGCTGGAGCGCGGGGAGTGGGTGTCGGAGGCGCCGTTTCGCGGCACCGCCGGCTTTCACCTGTCCGAGCTGTACTCGCCCTGGCGCTCGTGGGGCCAGATGGCGCAGGACTTCCTGGACGCCAAGCGCCTGCCGGAGACCCTGAAGACTTGGATCAACACCGCGCTCGGCGAGCCATGGGAGGAGGACGGCGAGGCGGTCGACGACACCGGGCTGCTGGCCCGGCGCGAGCCGTACACGCTGGACGAGGTCCCGCGCGAGGTCCGCCTGGTGGTCTCCGGCATCGATGTCCAGGACGACCGGCTGGAGGTCACCCTGCTCGGCGCCGCCGCCGACGAGCTCTGGGTGCTCGGCCACATCGTGCTCTGGGGGCGCCCGGCCGAGGCACTGGTGTGGCGCGACCTCGACGAGCTGCTGGCGCGTCGCTACGGCCCGCACGCCGTCGCCTGCGTGGCGCTCGACTCCGGCGGGCACAACGCAAGCCAGGTCTACGCCTACGCCCGCCAGCGGGCCGCCAGGCGCGTGTTCGCGGTCAAAGGCGTCGCCGGCATGGGCCGGCCTGCGGTCTCGCGCGGCTCGAAGGTCGGTCGCGAGCAGGTGCGGCTGTTCCTGGTCGGCGTCGACACCGTCAAGGCCGCACTCCTCGGGCGCCTGAAGGTCAGCGCGCCGGGCCCCGGGTACATCCACTTCGCCGGCGACCTGGACGACGAGTGGTTCGCGCAGCTTACCGCCGAGAAGATGGTCCGGCGCTGGGCGCGCGGCCAGATGCGCATCGAGTGGGTCAAGCAGCGCCCGCGCAACGAGGCGCTCGACTGCATGGTCTACGCCATGGCGGCACTGCATATCGCAGCGCCAAGGGGCGCGCCGGCGCCCGCTGCGGCACCGGAAACCTCGCCGCCGGCGTCTAAAAGCGCCGCACCGCCATCGCGGCCACGTCCCGCACACCGGCCGCTCATCCGATGACTTGGTCAGCGGTGGTTGAGCTTCTGCGCGGCGAGCTGGGCCCGGAGGTCGCAAGCCGCGTCGACCGGATCGTCCGCCGGGCGTTCCGGGGCACCCGCCTGACCATCCCATCCCGGGCGGAGGTGACACCCGAGGCGGCCGTCTCCGCCGCCCCAGGTCGGCCCCAGGAGGCCGCGCACAAGCTGGGCGTCCATCCGTCCACGGTATACCGCATGCTGCGCGCCAAGCGCACGCTGATACGCTGACGCGGCACGCCGCGGGTCGCTCCCTGCACCCGATAAATTTTCGCATTTGCGCCAGCAATGCGAATCCTGCGCGCCTACAGTCGGGGCTGTGACTGCAGCCGAAGCGCAAGCCCGTATCGATGACATCGATGAGATCCTGGCTTCCGGGGTCTCTTCTACCACCATCGGGGACAAGCGGATCGACCGCGACCTAGAGGCCCTACGCCAGGAGCGTGACCGCCTGCTCCGGTTGATCGCCTCTGCCTCTGCGTCCAGCTTCCGGCGGGTCGTCTTCAAGGGAGGCTCCGCGATGTGAGCGTGACCCCGCTCCGCGCCCGGTACGACGCCGGCTACGCCTCGGACTTCAACGTCTCGCCGCCGGTCTCCCAGTCCGCCGACGCCGAGATCTACTCGGCTGGCCAGCGTCTGCGCGACTGGGCCCGCCACCTCTCGCACAACTCCGCGATCATCAAGGCCGTGCTGGATGCCAGGGTCAACAAGGGCGTCGGCGAGGGCCTGCGCTACGAGCCGATGGTGGTCGACCGCAAGGGCAACCTGCTGACCCCGGTCAACGACGCCATCCGCGACATGCTCGGCCGCTGGGCCGAGGCCGCCGACGTCACCGGCGAGTTGGCCCGGGCCGAGGTCGAGCGCCTCGCCTGGCGCGACTGGGACTGCGCCGGCGAGATGTTCGGGCGCAAGGTCTACCGGGGGCGCGCCCCGGAGCGGATCGGCTACCAGGTCCAGCTCATCCGCTCCGAGCTAGTCCCCTACGGCTTCCTGGCCGACACCGGTGCGACCATGGGCATCGAGCGCGACGCCTGGGGTGCGCCGCAGACGTACTGGGTCTACCCCTACGTCCCGTCGACCCAGCTCTGGCGCTTCGCCGCGCCCTCGCTGCAGCCGACCGCCATCCCCGCCGCGGAGATGGTCCACCTGCGCCGGCAGGAGGAGCTGGACGCCACCCGTGGCGTCACGCTGTTCCACGCCGTCATCTTCCGCGCCTCGGACATCGCCGAGTACCAGCAGTCGCACCGGCGCGCGGCCCGGGCCAGCGCCAACCTGTTCGCCTCGATCCACCGGGACCTGGACTTCCAGCCGGGGGACGATCCCAACAGCAGCACCCGCGCGGAGCTCGACGTCACCGAGCTGCAGGTCCTCGACTACCTGAAGGCCGGGGAGTCGCTCAACTTCCACGCCCCGAGCCACCCGAACCAGAACGCGGTCGAGTTCGTGAACCAGGAGCTGCGCCAGTTCGCCGCGGCCTGCCGGGTCGCGTTCAGCTGGATCGCCTATGTCTTCGACCGCGCCTATGCGGCGCAGCGCACCGAGTGGATCCACGTCTGGGACCTCATCACCGAGGACCGCGCCCAGTTCATCCGCGACTTCGCCTTCCCGCTGCTCTACCGCGAGCCGCTACGCGTGGCGCTGGCCGAGGGCCGTCTGCCGGCACGGGAGCTGCGCAGGGCCGATCCGGCGTCACTCTTCGCCGTGCGCATCGAGGGCCCGGCGATGCCGACCATCGATCCAACCAAGGACCGCCAGGCGGCGCAGATCGACCAGGACTACGGCTGGGACAGCCGGCCAGCCATCATCCGCCGCTTCGGGCGCGACCCGGCCCAGGTGGACGCCGAGCGCGCGAAAGACCCGTTCAAGCCCACCGAGCCGGCGGCCGAGCCGGCTGCGGACACGCCCACAGACACCGAGGATGAGGCCACCGATGCCGAGGTATGAGATCAAGGCCAAGGGTCCGGCCCGCGCCGAGCTGCGGATCTATGGCGACATCGGCCAGAGCTGGGACGCCGAGGAGAGCAACGACGCGAAGACCGTGGTCGAGGCGCTCGACAAGCTGCGCGGCGACCTCGACGTGCGCATCAACTCCTTCGGCGGCAGCGTCGCCGATGGGCTCGCCATCTTCAACGCGCTGCGCCGTTACGACGGGGAGGTCGCCACCCACGTCGACGGCGTCGCCTACTCGATCGCCAGCCTGATCGCCATGGCCGGGCGCACGGTCAACATCGCCGAGAACGGGATGCTGATGATCCACGCCCCGTGGGGCATGGCCATCGGCAACGCGCCGGAAATGCGCGAGATGGCCGACATCCTCGACAAGCACGCCGAGGCGATGCTGTCCTCCTACCTGCGCGGCGGCGGACCCGACGCGGACACTGTCCGCGGCTGGCTGACCGACGGGAAGGATCACTATTTCACGGCCGCCGAGGCCGTGGATCTGGGTCTCGCCGACGCCATCAGCGCCGAGGCACCGACCCTGCAGATTGCCGCGGCCCTGACGCAGGATGCCCGGCGCTTCAACCTTCCCGCGGCGATGAGCCGCTCACCTGAGGCTAGCACCATGACTGACTCCGCATCTCAGGGCGGCTCGCTGGGCACGCCCGATCCGACCGATGCGCTCTCCGCGCACTCCAAGACCGTGCAGGCCGCGGTCGACAAAGGCATCAAGGCCGAGGCCGCGCGCCGCGCCGCCGTCGCCGGCGTGTTCGCCGGCTTCTACACTGCGGATCCGCTGGACCCGGTCACCGCCCTGCACGACGAGTGCATGGACGACGTGAAGTGCGACGAGCTCTCCGCCCGGCGCCGCCTGATGGCGATGCTGGCCGCGAAGAGCGCCGATCCGGTCATCGCCCCGGTGCAGTATGGCGCCGAGCACGCCTACGCGCCGCCTCCCCGCGCCTCCGCGCACCTGGGTGGCGCCATGCTGGCGGGCCGCGATGTCGCCGACAAGCGCGCCCAGGGCATCGAGGCCGCGCTGCGGATCAAGGCTGGCATGGAGAAGGATCGCGCCAAGATCGAGGCCGAGCGCCGCGGCGAGTTTCTGTCGCTCTCGCTGGTCGACATCATGGCCCAGGAGCTGCGTGGCCGCGGCATGGGCGCGCACGGCAGTCGCGAGGACATCGCGCGCCGCTACGTCAACGCCATGCCGATCATGGCGGCCGGTCCCTCGCACACCACGGATCATCTGCCGGCCGTGCTCGGCAACATCGCCAACCTGTCGGCGATGGAAGGCTGGAACGCCGCCAACGAGTCGTGGCAGGTCTGGACCCAGTCCGGCACGCTGACCAACTACCAGACGCACACCCGCGCCAACGTCGCGCTGCTCGACAAGCTGACCAAGATGCTGGAAGGCCAGCAGTGGGAGTATGGCGACATGGCGGACGTGAAGCAGCGCATCACCGGCTACTTCTACGGCCTGAAGTATGGCCTCTCGCTGCAAAGCATCGTCAACGACGACCTCGGGGAGCTCGCGCGGCAGATGCAGGCGTGGGGCGAGGCGGCCAACGCCACCGTGGGCGACGTGGTGCATGCCACGATCCTGACCTCCGGCTCCGGCGGGTACGGTCAGACCATGGACGAGGACAGCACCCTGCTGTTCCACGCCAACCACACCAACTACATCGCCTCCGGGGCTGGCGCGGCCCCCAGCGAAACCACGCTGAACACGGCCCGGGCCGCCATGATCGCCAAGAACGACCCGAATGGGCGCAAGGTGGCGGCGGTGCCGCGCTACCTGATCCACGGCCCGAGCCTCTACGCGACGGTCCTCAAGGTGCTCAATAGCCAGGAGATGCAGTCGGTGACGGTCGACGGCTCGACGGGTGCCACGGTGCTGTCGGGCTCGATCAACACGGCCCGCTCGATGAACCTGATCCCGGTCGAGGAGTACCGGATCATCGCCTCCGCGCCGGCATCCACCGCCTGGTTGCTGGCGGCGGCGCGGCGCACGGTCGAGGTCGCCGGCGTTGGCGGGCCGGTCATGCCGCGGGTCGAGCAGTCGACGGTGTCCAACATCCCTGGCATCGAGTACCAGATGTGGTGCCCGTTCGGCGTCGCGGCCCTCGACTATCGCGGCCTGTATCTGAACTACGGCGCGTGATCGGCCTGACCAACCTGGAGGACTGAGATGGCATCTGCAACGTACATCAAGGGCGAGAAGCTCACCGTCGCGTACACCGCCGGCGGAACCATCGCGGTCGACGACATCCTGGTCGTCGGCACCAACAGCAAGGCGTGCGTCGGCGTTGCGCAGGAGGGGATGGTCTCCGGCGACGTGGGCGTAGTCGACATCGGCGGCTGCTACAGCATGCCGAAGGCCTCGGCCGCCGTCATCAAGGCGGGGGAGACCGTCGACTGGGACGTCTCTGCCGGCGAGGTCGATGACAATCAGGCGACCTCGGCCTCTGGCGACGTCGCCGACTTCGGTGTCGCCCTCCAAGACGCTGGGAACGGCGTGACCAGCCTCAAGGTCGCGCTGACGCCAGGCTGCGGCACCAAGGCGTAACGGATAGCCGATCTGGCGAGGGCCTGGTCGCATGGACTGGGATCCTTACGCCCGACAGCTGTTCGACACCCTCGGCGAGCCCGCCACCTACCGCACCGGGGCCGAGTCCGTCATGGTCACGGCCCTGGTGCGTCGCGAGCTGCAGCTGGAGCCCGAGGGGTTCCAGGGGCAGGCCGCCACCCGCCAGGTCCGCATCGAGCTCCTGGTCTCCGAGATTGGCGACGTCGCGGCCATTCGCCGCGGCGAGACCATCGAGGTCGACGGCATCTGCTATGTCATCGAGCAAGTGGAGGCCGATGACGGCGTAGTTGTGCGCATGCTGACATATCAAGGACCTTCGGGTGGATAACATGTCTCTGTTCGAAATCGCGGTCGGCGCGGACAAGGCGTGTGTCATGACGACGGTCACCGAGTAGTGCCATGCGCGAGTCTGACGCGCAGGACCCCGACCGCCAGCGTGTCGAGGTCTGGTCCCGAGTGATGGGATATCACCGTCCGGTGACGGCCTGGAACGTCGGCAAGCGGCAGGAGTTTGCTGACCGTCGCTACTTCGAAGAGCGTCGCGTCAAGGTCGACAAGTGACACCTCCCGCGACCTCGAGTCCACCTGAGCGCCAGACTGTGGAAGAGCGGTTACAGACTCTCGCCGATGAAGTGTCGCAGCAACATGCGGATATCATCGAGCGTCTGCATGTGATGGAGCTTGCGGCAGAACGTAGCCGCCGCCTCCCGCCGACGCTCTACTCTGCGCTGTTGGGGGTTGCAGTCACCGTCGTCGGCACGGGCTCCATGCTGTACTCGCGCCTTGAGGTCAACGGGTATCAGGCGTCGAAGGCACTCGAGCTTTTCGAGTCGAGTTACGGCAGCGTCGCCACCACCAAGGAAGGGTGCAGCAAGTTGGAGAGGCTGGTCGATGCGATTCAGGTGTCTCTGGCAGAGGGCAACAAGTTGATGGCACTGACCATGAAGCGGGTGGACATGATTGAGGAGCGCAACCGGCGGATGGACGTGCAGTGGGATTCTCTGAAGGTCAATGGTCTGGTTCCTGTGCCTGTGCCGAACGGGGAGCCAAGGTAATGGCCGCTCCTCTGATTGCCGCTGCTGCCGTCATTCCGGCCGCTGTTGACGTGATTGGCGACCTTCTGCGCCGCTGGATACCGGACCCGGAGGAGCGAGCACAGGCTGTGCAGGCAATCCTCGCGTCGATGGCTGCGAGTGACGCGGGACAGGTGGAGATCAACAAGCTCGAAGCGGTGGGGACTGCAATCCAGCGCAGTTGGCGACCGGCACTCGGCTGGGTTGGTGTCGCGAGCGCAATCTTCACGCTCCTGCTTCAGCCAATCCTGGAGTGGGGCTCGCTCAATTTTGGCTGGATCCCACCGCCCGTGCCGCCGACCGAGGCGATGTGGTCGATGATCATGGGCCTGCTGGGACTCGGAGCCTATAGAACATACGAGCGGATCCAAGGGGTAATTCCGAAGGGGAAGTGAGAGTGCTCTGATGCTCAACGGTTGCCACAACCGCCAGGACTCCTCTCCCGGCTACTGGGTGCAGACCGGCTGGCACGACGACGTACCCGGACAGCGTGTCGCGCGGTATCGGTATCACCTTAACCCGATGTCGCCGGGATGTCGGCATGATCGCAAACAAACGGACCCAGGATGTGACGGGTGCCGCTGGGTGGAGATGGATAATGGGATTGATTGAAAGCATCAAGCGGCACGAGGGATTTCGCAATCGCGTGTACGACGACGCGACTGGGCTACCTCTCGCTCCCGGCGATGTCGTGCGCGGTACGCCGACAATTGGCTACGGGACGACCTGGGTCAACGAGGAGATGGCGGAGGAGCTTCTGAGGGCGCACCTCGTGCTCTACGAGAAGCAGGTGCGGACTCGCCTGCCGTGGTACGACAAGGCCAGCGAGGAGGTGCAGGACATCGTGCTGGAGATGGCCTACCAGATGGGCATCCTGGGCCTGATGCAGTGGACGAATACCCTTGGTGCTCTTGAGCGCAGAGACTGGGCGGCGGCAATCAATGGTCTGAAGAGCAGCAAGTTGGCGAAGCAGGCACCGTCACGGGTGGAGGATTACGTCGCAGTGCTGCGTGGGCTGGCGGGCAGCGACGAGCAGAATGGAGCGCCGACGCCGGGTGACGAGACTTGGCTGGCGAAACTGTACCGGATCACTGGGTGGACAGGAGGTTGACATGACGATTGCGGAACTGCAGCAGAGCATCAACTTGTTCGTGGAGGCCATCGAGAAGTTACAGACCGACAAAAGTGAAGCGGTTGCGGCTGCCGAAGAGGCTGCGGCTGCGGCGGCCCGCGCCGAAAAGGAGGCGGGTGACGTTGGTGACGCGACCGAAGGTGTGAACGCGACGGCGACTGCGCTGAAGGCTGGGATCGATGCGCTGGTTGCGGAAGTGGTGGGGTAAGGACGTTCGTGTAGAGTCTAGCGTCTATTGTTGGACACAAACCATGACGACGGAGGCGGTAATGGCAGACAAGAAAGTGAAGTTCGAGTTCTACGGGATGCGGCTGGTGAGTGCTGATGGCGTACCGATGTGGGAGCACAATGGGCAGGTCTGGTACAACCTCCCGCAGGCCGGAGCAGTGTGGCTGCAGGGTCTCCTCGTGGAACTTGAGGGCAAGCTCGTGGCGATGGGCGAGGTCGTCGCCGAGGGCGGCACTCCTGAGGAGCAGATTGCCAAGGCAGTCGCGAAGGGCATCGGGAAAGGAAAAAACTAGATGTGGTGTCGGCCCTGCGGCAGGCGATTCTTTATGAAGTTCATCGGCAGATATTCGCCAACTTCACGACAAAGGAAGAATCGCTTGCCGCAGACAATGCTTGGTATCGTCTACTTACCGCACTCGACAGGAGTCCGTTCCTTGGATGACTGGCTCTACCTCGCCGCCGCTGTGATTGTCATGGAACTCGTGCTGCAGTCGACCTACACGATTGCGCGGTACGTCTGGGGGATGTGAGATGTCGATCCTAGTCTACGACGAGATCTGGGTGAGAGAGCCGCGGCTGATGGTGCCGGGGCAGCCTCCGGCTGGAAATGTGCGATTGGATTGGTCGCATCCCTTGCTTACCTGTCTTCCTCGCGATCATTATGCAGCGGCACTGTTCGCTAGTAACGGGCAGCTCATCGACGGGATAACTGGACAGCGAGTTGGCGCATCAACCGTTAGCGGGTCTGGCACGGTTCAGCAAGTGTATGCGCTACCTAATCCGAAGGAACCTGGTAGTTATGGACGGGCTGTTACAACTTTCTACCACTTCAACATAAAGTCTACCGGAGGGGACCATATAAGATACCTACGATTTTTTAAAGCAAATGGTTACAGCGCGCAAACTGTTGGTAATGACGGTTTTTCTGATGGCGTATCAAGTGTGCGGGCTGGATATGCGACAACGGACGTTGCAGTTTCTGGTTCTGCTGCTGGAAAGCCAGTTTGGAACACGGGATGGTTCACATCCGTCACTAGAGCGGTTGACTCAGAAGCAAGTTCTGCAAACAATATCGTAAAAGTAATTGACTGGAGCAAAAGACAACTGGTCTATGATATTTCTGAGGCCCCGTCTGATATTTATTTTAGCACTATTGAGACGTTTGAACTCCGTTCATCGAACGGTTCAACGTCCTGCGCTTTAGCTGTATGCGTTCTCGGCGTTGTGCCTGATGTAATCGTGAACAAAGTTCTCGCGGACCCATGCCAATTCCTGATCCCAGCCTAGCCCCCTGTCCCGCGTGCGCGACAGCGGAGTGGGTGATGAGAGGAGAGTGAGATGAGCTTCTTGACGAGTTTCAATCTAGCCGGTGACGCAAACCTACGCAACCGTGTATACGGTGCGCTCATTAAGGCCGCAGGTGCCATCCTGGCCGAGGACGTAGAGACCGCCAACCACGCCGAGCGGGTGAAGTTGGCGCTCGACATCACGGGCGGCGACCCGACCGGCGGACTGGTGCAGGAGGTCACGCGCTTGGTAGCGGACAACGTGACCGTGCAGGTCAGCGCGCCGGATTACGTCGATAACGACTTGGAGTTTGTGGTCAACAGCTACGTCGGCCTGCTGGCGGTCGCGAAGTACGGCAACTGGTAAGCAGACATGGCAGGCGCGATTAAGCAGGTATTCGGGACCGCGCAGACGGTGTTCAACAGCGCGGATGACATTGCGTCAACAGCTTTCTCGGCGGCATCGACAGAGTTCGACAACACCAGCGACGGCTCGTACCCGTATGCGCCGCTGGCACTGGTCATGGCTGAGTTCCCAGACTGGGGTGCTGCACCGACAGACTTGAGCACGGTCGATCTCTACATGGTGCGCTCTGAAGTGGACGGCACCGACGACGACACCACGACGCCTGCCGCCACGGACACCGAAGGCGCGGAGTATTGCGGCAGCTTCGTGCTGAACAACGATGACGAGCTACAACGCAAGACCATCGTCATCAGCTTGATTGGCGTGACCAAGTGCAAGTTCTACGTCAAGAACAACAGCGGCCAGAACATGAATAACGACGGCGGCACCAACTTCATTATGAAGGTAACACCTTTCACTTACGAACTGACGGCATAAGCGATGCCTCGTCTCCCCATCTTCCGCTTCCTCGGCACCGCTGCGGCGGGGGGTGCTGAGCTTGCGGGTTCGTTGTCGGGTGCCGCGACTACCTCCGCCGGGCTTCAGGTCGGTGTTCGCCTTGGCGCGACTGTTTCTGCGGTGGGGACCGTCAGTGCCGCGCTGACGACAGGCGTTACCCTGGCCGCGAGCGTCAGCGCAGTCGTGACCTGTGCGCCGCCAACCGGAACGGCAAACCTTACCACGCAGATCCGTCTTGCCGCTGCGCTCGTCGCATCCGCGCAGACCAGCGCAGGGCTCACCGCGGGGACAACACTCGAAGCCTCAGCCGTCTGCTCGGCAACTGCGGCCGCCGGCATCACGACCGCGATTCGGCTCGCGGCTAGCCTGAGCGCCGCAGGCACCGCAGAGGCCGCGCTCACTGCCGGCCTGACCATGACGGCAGCCGTCAGCGCCACCGCTCAAGCGTCGGCGGCCCTGCGGGTCGGCGTTCTGCTGCAGGCGGGCATCTCCGCATCTGCCGCGACCTCAGCGGCACTCACCGCCGGCTCAGGCCTTCTGGCGGTCTTGCAGGCGAGCGCGAGCCCGAGCGCGGCCCTGACGACAGCCATCCGCTGCGCCGGCGCTCTGAGCGCTTCCGCGGGCACCTCGGCGGGGCTCTCAACCGGGATCTGGTTCGTCGGCCCGCTCAGCGTCAGCGCGGGGGTCAACGCGGACCTCGAAACCGGCCCCGGCTCGCTGATCGGGTCAGTCGATGTCCTGGCCACCGTCGCCGCGGTCCTTGACACCCAGATCACCCTGGCCGCCCAGATCAACGCCCTGGCGACCGCCCTGGCGACCACACTGTCGACGGGTGGTCTCGGCGCAGTCGAGACCGGCCTGCTCTCGCTCGCCAATGTCACCCCACGTCGCGGCCTCGTCCGCGTTACTTCCCAAGCCGAAAGGAGGCTGTAGCCATGTCCGCGATGTCTGACTATCTCGAAAACAAGCTCGTCGACCACATCTTCCGCGCCCAGAGCTTCTCGGCGCCGGCGACGCTCTACGTCGCGCTCTTCACCGCCGCCCCGAGCGACAGCGGCGGGGGCACCGAGGTCTCCGGCGGGTCCTACGCCCGTGTCTCCGTGACCTCCTCGCTCGCCAACTGGGCCGGCACGCAGTCGGCCGGCTCCACCGTGGCCTCCAGCGGCACCGGCGGGCAGACCAGCAACAACGGCGCGATCACCTTCCCGTCGCCCACCGCGAGCTGGGGCACTGTCACGCACTTCGGCATCTTCGACGCCGCGAGCTCCGGCAACCTGCTCTTCCACGGGGCGCTGACCGCCAGCAAGACGATCAACAGCGGCGACGCCGCGCCGAGCTTCCAGGCCGCGCAGCTGGCGGTGACGTTCGCCTGATGACCGCGCTCTGCCGCGAGGCCCTGGTATTCTGGACCGGCCGCGACAACGCGGCCGATCTGGTGCTGCTCGCCGACGAGCTGCCGGTCGACCCGACGGCAATCACCCGGGTCGTGCTCGAGCTCTCGGAGACCGAGACCGTCGACTCGCAGACCACCCCGGCGGCGTTCGAGTGGCCCGTGGATCTGACCTACGGGGGCGAGGACGCCAAGGGCGTCCGTGTGAAGCTCGGCGGCCTCGGCATCGCGGCGGGCCTGTACTCGGAGGCCTGGCTCATCGTCTACGACCCGGACCACGCCAACGGGCTGGTGTGGTCGGATCGGGTGCCGGTGCGGATCACCTGACATGGCACGCTCCATCGCCCAGCAGATCCTCGACACCCTGATGGAGCGGGCTGCCTCCATCCGCCTGGTCGGCGGCTACAACACGGACGCCGGCGCCCGCGTCTACCAGATGCGCCAGGCGCTCGATGCCGCCGATCTGCCCTGCGTCGTGCTCTGGCCCGGGGCGGCGGAGGTCGCCGCGCTCTCTGGGGCCTCCGAGCGCATGCGCCTCACCCGCACGATCACGGTCGAGGGGGTCAGCGCAGCCACCCCGGAGACCTGCGGCGAGCTCGGCGAGCAGCTGGCGGCGGACCTGCAGCAGGCGCTGCTCGACGCGCAGGACCTGCGCGTCGGAGGCCAGGCGATCAAGCTCGAACCTACCGGATGGGGCGTTGAGGCTCGTGACGACGGCGGCCGGGTCGTCGGGGCTACACTCACCCTGGTTGTCACCTTCGTCACCGGCTACGGCGATCCCTACACCTGAGGACTTGAGACATGGCTGACCAGAGTTACATCGGCAAAGGCCGTATCTACATGGGACCCTACGACCAGTCGACCGGCGCCAACCTGGCGATTGGCAACTGCTCGAAGCTGGAGCTCGCGATCGAGCAGGAGACGAAGGACTTGCTCGACTACACCCAGGCCGGCGGCGGCAAGGCCAACAGCCTGAGCCGCATCACGGCGGTCAAGGCCAACCTGACCCTGCACGACATCAACGGCGAGAACCTGGCCAAAGCGCTCTATGGCAGCAACACCGCCGTGACCAGCGTCACCGCGATCACCGATGAGTCCCACGCCAGCGTGCAGCTGGACAGCACCGGCGCCGGATTCTTCGCGACCAACCGGCTGATCAACGCGGCCGAGACCGTCACCGTCAAGGTGGGCGCCACCACGCACCAGGCCGGCGATGACTACACGGTGCGGCCGACGGGGATCGAGATCCTGGCCGGCGGCGACATCGCCGACGGGGACACGGTGCTGGTCAGCTATACCCCGGTCGCCGAGGACCAGGTCGAGGCGCTGGTGAATTCCGGCGTCGAGTGGAAGCTCTACTTCGACGGGCTGAACGAGGCGCGGTCCTCGAAGCCGGTTCACATCCTGCTGCACCGGGTGAAGTTCGCGCCGACCGCCTCGTTCGGGCTCATCAGCGACGAGTTCGCGGGCCTGGAAGTCTCGGCCGAGGTCCTGAGCGACTCGCTGCAGACCACCGGCTCGAAGTACTTCGACGTTCGGATCGCCCAGTGAGCGACCTGGAGAGCGCTCTGGGGCAGGCCCTGCCGGCGACCGTCACAGTCGCCGGTCAGGCCATCGAGGTCCGGCCGCTCACGCTGCGCCAGCTCGGGCCGTTCACCCGGGCGATGGAGCCGCTGGGCGGCCTGGACCTCGGCGACGTGATGGCCATCGCCCGCCACACCGAGGCCGTGGTCGAGGCCATCGCCGTCGCCACTGGGCGCGATCTCGAGTGGCTGTGGGGCCTGTCGCCCGAGGACCTGGTGGTCCTCGCCGGGGCCGTGGTCGAGGTCAACGCCCGTTTTTTCTCGCGGACGCTGGCCCCGGCGATCGCCCAGGCGCTGGCCCGGGTCGAGCAGGGGTTCGCTGGCCCGAGCTGATCGCGCGTCTGGTGGCCGCGGGCCACCCGCTGCGCGAGCTCGCCGGCTACACGCTCGACCAGGTGCAGGTGCTGGCGGCGGCGGTGGCCGCCGAGGAGCGCCGACGGGACCGTGACCGGCTGCTGCTGCTGCGGGCGGCGCAGGTCGATGGCGAGGGCTGGCGCCAAATCTGGCGGGCGCTCGCGGAGGACTGAGGATGCGCGAACTCGCGGTCAAGTTCAGAGTCGACAGCGCGGAGGCCGCCGCGGGGTTCCGCCGCATCCAGGCCGAGGCCCAGACCACCGGCAACCGCATCAAGTCCGCCTTCTCGGGCATCGCGGCCTCGATCCGCGGCGCCTTCTCCGGCCTGCCCGGGCTGCTGACGGGGATCACCGCCGGCCTCTCGGTCGCCAATCTGGTCTCGGTCAACCGCGAGTTTGCCAGGCTCGGCGCCGCGCTGGAGACCGTCACCGGCTCGGCCAGCGCCGGCCAAGCGGCCTTCGCGCGCCTCGAGGAGTTCGCCGCCCGCACCCCGTTCTCGGTCGAGGAGCTGACCCAGGCGTTCATCCGCCTGAAGTCTCTCGGCCTTGACGCCTCCATTGAGGCCCTGACCAGCTACGGCAACACCGCCAGTGCCACCGGCAAGACCCTGGAGCAGTTCGTCGAGGCGGTCGCCGACGCCACCACCGGCGAGTTCGAGCGCCTGAAGGAATTCGGGATCCGCGCCGAGCAGCAGGGCAACAAGGTCGCGCTCACCTTCCGCGGCGTGACCTCGGTGGTCTCGAAGTCGGCGGCGGACATCGAGCGCTACCTGCGCCGCATCGGCGAGGTCGAGTTCGGTGGGGCGATGGAGCGCCGGGCCGCGACCCTGGACGGGGCGCTCTCGAACCTCGGCGACAGCTTCAGCCGCCTGGCCCGGGAGATCGGGGAGAGCGGCATCAATGCCGCTATCGCCGGCTTCGCGCAGTCCATCGGCAAGGCGGCCGATGCCGTCGGCGCCTGGTTCGACGGATTGCAGCAGGCCTCCAGCAGGACCGACATCAAGGCGCTCACGGCCGATCTGGCCCGGCTGCGGGAAGAGGAGAAGCGGCTCGAGCAATCCGCGGGCCGGGTTCCGATCCTGGGCCGGCTGTTCCCGGATCTGAGAAAGTCCCAGCAGGCCGCCCAGACCGCCGCGACCGACAAGCAGCTCACCGACACCCGCTTCAAGATCGCCGAAATCGAGCAGCGTCTCCTCGATCTCCAGCCGGCCGCGAAGAGCGCCGGCGAGGCCATCGCCGGCGCGCTCAGCAAGGGCGGCACCGGAGCCCGCGAGTTAAGCACCGCTCTGGCGAAGCTGCAGGAGGGCCTCAAGGGCACCCGCGAGAAGATCGGCGCGAGCCCCGAGAAGCCGGCCGGCGAGCTCACCACGCTCGACTTTGCGGGCGCCATCAGCACGGCGCGCACGGCGTTCGCCGCCGGGGACACCGAGAAGGCGCTGAAGAACGCGGAGAAGGCGCGGAGCCTGATCGAGCAGATGGCGACCGCCGGAAGGGAGTCGGATCTGGTGCTCGGCGGCCTGACCGCCCAGGTCGAACAGCTCGGCGCGCGGATTGCCGAGAGGCTCTCCGGCAAGGGCGTCGAGATCCCGGTGTCGACCACCTATGAGCAGGCGCTGGCCGAACTGCCGGCCGTGCGCGACCGGATCCAGGCCGCGGCCTCCGCCAACCCGATCAAGGTGCCGGTCTACGCCGAGATCGTGCTGCCGGATGGGTCGACGTACTCGGCCGGCGGACAGACGAGCGGGGATGTCGCCAAGACCCTGGCCGATGAAGCGCTGAAGCGGGGGGCGCGCCGATGAGCACTATCACGCTGGGCGGCATCGAAATCCCGCTCATCGCCGGCAACGAGGTCCGCCAGTCCTACGAGGTCATCGGCGGCGTCGCCCGGCGGCGGATGCTGAACGGGGCCGCCCTGCAGCAGACGCACTGGACCAAGCTCAGGACGGTCATCAGCGGCACCGGCTGGCTACCCGATGGACTGGTTTCGCTTGCCTACTCCGGCACCCTGACCCTGCGCTGCGCGGCGCCGCGCTCGATCCGCTCGGCCAGCAACGTGATCACGCTGCCGACGGCCCGGCGCACCGACACCGGCTATGCGCCGACCGGGTTCGCCATCCCTGCCGGCGGCGCCTCGGCCGCGGCGACCTCCTGCTCGGTGGTGAGCCACGTCGCCACGCTCGGGGTCATCTCCGGCACCGCCTGGTATGAGGTCCGCTACTGGCCCGAGCTGACGGTTTACGCCACCCCGCCGAGCGTGCAGTTCGACCGCAACCGCGGTGAGTGGGCGTGGAGCATCGAGGCCGAGGAAGCCTGACCGCAAATGCCCTGGGATAGCGGCAAGAAGTGCTCGTCGATCACGCTGTCCAACAGCGATCGCACGGCCACCCGCACCAGCGCGGGCACCTATGACTACGCGAGAGCGCTCGGCACGCAGGGCCGGTCGAGCGGAAAGTACTATTTCGAGATTCAGGTTACGCAACGCCCCGACGAATTCACGCAGTTCGCGGGCGGGCTGAGCAAATCCGGGGGTGATTACTGCGACTGGTTGGGTGCCGAGGATGACCAGCTTTTCCTCGACATGCAAGGTAATACCTACGATTTCACCGGCTATGTCGATTATGACGAGGACTGGGATTGGATCGACCTCAACGACCGGCTGCAGGTCGCCGTCGATCTGACCGCCGGGAAGGTCTGGTTCGGCAAGAACGGCAGCTGGTTCGCCAGCGGCAACCCCGGCGGCGGCACCAACGCCATGCTGACGTTCACCAGCGGGCCGACCCTGTATCCCAACGGGATCCTCGGCTGGAACGGCAGCTCTGGCACCAGGCTCGTCCTCTCCGCCGCCTCTGGCGACCTGACCTACACCCCGCCCAGCGGGTTCAGCGCCTGGGAAGCGCCCGAGAGCCTCGCGGGGAGCGTCAGCGCCGCCGCAACGGTCAGCGCCGCACTGCGGATCGGTGCTGGCCTGGCCAGCGCGGTCAGCGCAGCGGCGACCGTCAGCGCCAAGCTCGGCGGGGAGGTTTTCGAGGCCAGCGTCTCGGCCGCCGCGACGACCTCGGCGGCGCTTCAGACCGGGGTGACAGTCTCCAGCTCGGCGTCGGCCGCGGCCACGACCACTGCCGCGCTCCTGGTCCCCCAGCGGATCATGGCGGCCGTGTACACCCTCTGCGGCCTGGATGCGGATCTGTTCGCCCCGGCCCCGGCCACTCTCCCGATCGCGCAGACGGTTTCGCATCCGAGCGCCGCGGCGACCCTGCCTGTGACCCAGGCCGTTACCGGCGAGGGGACGGCCACAATTCCCTTGCGCCAGACCGTGGTCGCCTGCGGCACGGCGGGCGCCTTCTGGACGGTCGCCGTGACGTTGGGCGGCACGGATGTCTCGGCCCGGGTGACCGGGTCGCTGTCGATCACCGCGGAGGAGGGGGCCGCACGGATCGCCGAGGTCCGGCTGTCGCCCGCGGCCGGCGCCATCGATCCGACGGCCTGGGTCGGCGCTGCCGTGACCATCGATTACAGCCTCGCGGACTCCACCGGCGCAGCGCTCTTCACGGCGCGCCGCTTCACCGGCCGGGTGGACGTGCCCGAGTACAACCCGATCGACCGGACCGTGCTGTTCCGATGCACCGACGGGCTGCAGTCGCTGCTGGAGGCCGCGGACCGCACGACCATTGATGCCCTGACCCCGGGCGCGCTGTGGACCGCCGATCTGTTCGATACCGACGCCGACGGCTACCGTTACGCCAGCGACCGGGCCTCGACCGCGCCCTATGCGCTCGATCTGGACACGGCCGGCACCTGGCGCTGGACCGCCTGGGCGGCCAAGGGAACCGCCGACTTCGAGCTGGGCGAGGGCGACATCCTCGACCAAAGCCTGGCTGTCAGCCTGGCTTCGGCCCGCGACATCGTGAACCGGGTCGAGCTCTCCATCGGCTATCGCTGGGAGCGCCTTTATCACCGGGAGCTCAAAGTCGGCTGGTTCTGCAGCGAGGGTCTGTGCGATTACCTCGAACGCTCCTTCGAGCTGCCGACTCGGGACATGGCCATCCGGGCCTGCGACGGCACCGGCTGGCTGCTGTCCAGCATCAGCTTCACGCCTTTGCCGCCGAGCGGCACCTACAGCTGCGGCGGCACCGATCGGATCCTGATCAACAGCTACTACCCCGATCTGATCTGGGGCTTCGATGCGAAGGCCGTGCGCCGCTGGACGCAGACCATCACCGAGACCTATGCGCTGACCCTCTACGCAGCCGCCTCCGAGGCCCGCCACGGCACGATCGGCGCCGAGGCCGAGGAGAGCTACCAGACTGACTACGACAGCGCCTCCTGGGAGGGCCTGGGGGCGGACAACACGACCGCGGCGCGGCTGGCGACGCCCTCAGTGTCCAGCTACCCGGACGGCTCGACCGTGGGTGAGGCGGGCCTCTATCCGGCCCCGAGCGGGGCTACCGAGCTGGACAACGGCGACTACGCCGTGGACCAGGCCGAGCGCAGCCGCGCCGACGACCTCATCGAGGCGGCGCTCGCCGTCCAGCGCACGCGGATCCTGGCCGCCCACCGCAAGAACTACGTCGAGGCGGCGGTGCCGCTCAACCCCTGCATCGACCGCCACCACACCGCGCGGATCGCCACCACCTACCTGACCGCCACCGGCAAGGTCCACAGCGTCGAGGATCGTCTCGATCTGGAAAGGGGTGAGGCCACGACGACCATCCGCATCGCCGTCAGCCGCGGCGGGGCCGGCCACGGCGATGCGACGCTCGCCGCCCCGAGCCCGCCGGCCGCCCCGGCCCCGGCGGACCCGAGCGGCGGAGGCGGCTTCAACACCGACGGTGACACCTACCTCGGCGGCATCGTCGGCGCCCCCGCCTACGACGAGGACTGGGCCGGCTTCACTGGCAATTACGCGCCTCTTGAGCCGGGCGCCGAGGTCTACCCGCGCCGCCTCACCATCGACTTTCCCGAGGTCGACGCCGCCCTGCGCGACGAGCACCAGGGCAGCGTGTCGGCCAGCTACTCCATCAGCATCCCCGACGACGAGCTCACCCTGAGCGCGTGAGGACCCCATGAGCGTCACCCTCGACTTCTACAGCGACTCCGGCCTGACCACTGCGCCGTCAGCGCTCTCCGTCACGCACGCGGCGACCGGCTCCGGAGACCCGCAGGACTTCCACCTGTACCTCGGGAGCTCCGAGTCCGGCCGGCGTTTCCGGGCCGCCTCCAACCCCGGCGTCGACTCGATCAGCGTCTCGATCAGCAATGCGACCGCCCTCTGGGCGGCGACGACGGCCAAGGCGCTCGACGATCGGGTGCGGACCTCGACCGCCAATGGCTACCGCTACAAAGCCACCGTCAGCGGCACCACCGGGTCTAGCGAGCCCACCTGGCCGACGACCATCGGCAACACCGTGGCGGATGGCACCGTCACCTGGACCTGCGAGCAGAAGATCCACGAGGCCACCGAGGTCAAGCTCGCCACGACTCAATCTGGGCTGACCGGCGCCAGCGCCGGCGCCCCGCTCAGCCTGAGCACTCAAATCCTGAGCGGCTCGGCCAACGCCGCCGACGTCTGGGTACGCCTCGACGACGCGACCGCCACCGTCGGCACCGAGACCGAGCTGACTCTGACCACCAATAGCGTCGTGGAGGACGTGCCATGACGCCTGGGATCGCCAGCCGCGCCGATCTCATCGGCAACCTGAAAGCGGTCATCCTGGCCGCGCTGGGGCAGACGAGCTCCCGCGGTCTCGGAACGGCCAAGGCCAAGGTCGCCATCCCCGCGGTGCGCGGCTCGGCCGACTACGTGGAGCCCGCCAGCACCGGTGGCACCGGCATCGCCTCGCCGCTCACCGAGCAGAGCCGCGAGACGCAGACTCTCACGCTCTACAGCGACGACAGCACCGTCGAGATCGACGCCGAGCAGATCACCAAGGTCACCATGCTCGACGCCAATGGGCGTGAGGTGGTGTTCATCTACGCCGAGGGTGGCTGATGCCGCTGCACTTCGACATCGAGCTGGATCCGCTGACCTACGTCGTCGATGTCCGCCGCGAGACGACCGGATTCAACTGCGCCCCGACCGATACCGGCGGCGAGGACCCCATCCAGCGGCTGTATCGCCAATCCGGCGGCGATTGGGTGTTCCAGGCCACCTCGCGAGAGGGCACGCAGCCGCAGATTGACTGGCGGGGGGCGGTGGACGAGGACGGATCGCGCCCGGTCCTGTACTGGAACGGGCCGCAGACCCGCTATGGCTCCAATACGATGGTCAGCATCGGGGGCGGGCGCAGCATTTACCGGGCCGGCGTGGAGTACGCCAGGATCCCCGCGGCCTGGGACCGGGTCATCGGCGCCGCGATCTACCGCCACTCTGACGGCACGCGCAAGCTTCGGGCGTACTGCATCAGCCGCCTTGGGCTCAAGTTCGCCGTGTACCAGCGCACCGATGGCGTCAGCCTGACCCAGAGCACCGATTACCCGACTGATCCAGACGCCTGGCAGCTGTTGGGTGAGATCGCCTATTCCACCATCCTCGGCAGCTACACCGACGATGGGACCTACGCGTTCCACGGTTGGGCGCACTGGAACCAGAGCGGCACTGCCCTGGTGTCCGCCATGCGGATCCAGTTCGAGCCCGGCGAGACCCTGAAAAATGAAGAGTGCTCAAGCCAGAACAAGAGGCTAGCCTGCGCCAACCGGCGGCTCTTCTATCGCGTCGACATCAGCGGTCTGGCGGGGGCCCCTTCGGTGACCTCGCTGGGCGTAGCCGGACGCTGGCGCTTCGACATCACAACGACCGGCGATTACACCGAGGACGTGGATCCGGTGATCACCTGCGCCGGTGGTCGTTTGGTGAACCACTTTTGGGCCTATAACACCGACACGGTGACTCCGGTTCAGCTTGAGGAAAACATTATCGCCGCGGATTGGGCCGGCGATACGCTCGTTTATGCCAGACTAGAGCTAGCGAGCGCAGGGTATTCGGCAAGTAATGAAAGGGAATATTACCGGCCAACCTGTCTAGACATTAGCAGCGACATTCTGGAGACACGAGAGGAGGGGGCCTGGTCTCGGTTCAAGATCACCGGATTTGCAGCGGACGTTCCTGTCGTCTTTTATGGTGGCAGTTACGGTGCCGAATCCATCATCGACAGCTACCGACGCACAGAAAAAGAACACGGGGTGGTGACATCTCACGAGCAATCCTATGCGTACGACAGGATAATGGACACAAAGGTTCTGTGGGCAGATCTGCGCTACGGCGCCATCGCCTACGCCTACACCCAGATCCTCTACAGCAGCGCCTGCGATGACGGCACCCTGACCGCCACGACTACCACGACGAGCAAGGTCATGCTGGTCGCCGATGGAGTCTCCAAGGCGCTTTACTCGCTCACCACCACGACCACCACGACAAGCACCTGCATCCAGGTGGGCGACACGACCTCCCTCGGGGCAACCATTGTCCACAAAGATGAGACCATCAGCCAATATTATTGCCTCAACTGGGAGTCGTGGCTGCTGCAAAGCAACAACTCATGCCCGACCTGGTACAGCGCCGACATCGACGACAGCGGGCTATACCCGTTCGTCTCCTGCCAGGTCTACGGATCGAGCTATCAGAACTACATCCCAGACTTCGACCCCGGGACTCTCTACGGGCTCGGTGCCTCGCCCCGGTTCACCAAGATCAAGTGGGTGGGGCGGTAGACGGCCGCCGCCCGGCCACCGCCCAGCAGGTGACGCTCGGCTTCAGCCTGGAGGACCACGGGGCGCCAGGCGGCCGAGACGGCGAAGCGCCAGCCGTTCAGCCCGAGCCACATGATCTGCGCCCGAGCCCGTTTGCGGCCGGTGATGGCGGCGAGCTGGTCGGGGGAGAGGATGGGGGTCATGGCTCGCCGTCGTCGTCCTCTTCGTCATCGTTGAACGTGCCATTAAAGAGGAGCCAGATGGGATCATAGTCGTCGCCCTCCAAGGCCTTGATCTCCTTTCGCAGCTTCGTTACCAGCGTGTAGGCCGACTTCATCTTCTCAAGCGCGGCGACTCCTTGCATGTAAATAACGTCATGTCGTTTCTTAAGCTCTTCAATTTGCTCCCGTCTCTCGCGGTTAGCTTTCAACGCATCTTCCACTTCGAACGCATCTTCCATTTCGTCAGTCATGGCTTTGTCTCCCGATTCCTCGCCGTTAGTCCCGCAACCACGAGACAAGAAGGGTGAGCGCGACTCCTAACAAAACCAAGAGCATTCCGGTCCCGGCAGCCCAAAGGAACGTCGCGATAACTTCGGCCTCGCTCCACGCTGCGTAGCTCACATCGGCGCCTCCGGTAGCGGGTACCAGTGGGTGTAGCCCCGCAGGCGCATCCAGTTGGCGTCGTTGTCATGGTCGAAGTCGAATATCACCCATTTGCCGCGCTCTTCGTCCCACGCCAGCGCCAAGGTGTCATTGAATGGTGCCGTCTCGATAGGCATCTGTTTGCACTGCTCACTATCTTCATCCTCCTCCTGATAATATTTTGACGCGCGCGCGTCCTTCGGCATGGACTGGCCGCACCAGTCGTGCGGATCAGTCAGTGCCCAATGCCATTCGGGATGCGGCGGCGACTGACGGCAGAAGCCGGATCGGCCTTGCGCCCGCTCCTCCTCATGGCTGTTGTCCCAGTACATGCAGCGCTCGCAGGTCACCTTCATATCTCTCCCCTCTCCAGCCGCGCTGTCGCCAGGATGAGGCGCACCGATAGCCGGATGTCGCGATCGTGATCGACCTTGGCCAGCTCCTCGCCGGTCCAGTCGCCGTCTGGCGCGTGCGCGGCTTTCAGGTCATCGGCGTCCGTGCAGATGCGCTCAGCAGCCTCATAGAGCAGCGGCACGAGCCAGTGGGTAGGGCGCCCGCCCTCCGAGCGGCCCGCGGGACCGGCGCCATCCTGCGCCGATTGGGTAAGGGTGCCGGGGGCGGGCATAGGGTTACCTCCTCTCAGGCCGATGGAAGAGCCGCTTCTCGCGCGCCTCGACGGCGCACGCCGGGCACATCCGGCATGGCTGGTAGTAGACCATCGTCAGGGCCGATGGCTCGCCGGGCGGTATCGTCCGGCCGCACAGGCGGCAGACGACCGCGGCGTGGCAGCGGTCAACCTTCACCGGTGGCGCCGTCCAGAGCCTCGCCGAAGGCGGTCTCGATCGGATCGGCGGCGGACTCCGTCCTCGCCTGACGGGAGGTGCGGCGGGCGCGGAATCTCCCCTCGGCGGTGACGCTCGGGCGCTTCTCGTCGGCGTTCCATCCGTGGGCCTCGCGGTCGAACACCTGGCCGTCGGCGTCGATCCAGTCGTCGCCCTGCTTCTGTGGCCAGGTCGGCGCCACCGGTGCGCGCAGGCGGGCGTTGAGATCGGTGACAGTCGCGGGGCCGGCGCTGCCCTCGATGACCACGCCGGTGACCGGGGCCGGCTCGGGCAGGTCCTGGATCTCCTCGGCGGTGGCGAATCCGAGCGACAGCTCCGGGGCGTAGGTCCTCGCCCAGAAGGTCGCTGCCCGGTAGCGCAGCATCAGGTCCGGCATGGTTGACCACTTGCTGCCCTGCTTGCTGGTCCAACCCTCGGCCTTTGCCATCGCTATGGTCACAGTGGGACCGTCCAGACGCTGGCCGGTGGCGGTCTCCACGGCCCAGGCGGTGCAGGCGCGGTCCTGACCCTCGCCGGTGATCGTGTAGCGCAAGGACGAGAAGCGGCCGAGTGCGTTGACCTGGCCGATCAGGAACTGGGCGGACCATGCCGGCTTGCCATGGACGACGTAGAGCTGCTGCATCACGGCGAGCGGCGAGGCGCCCATGCGCTGTGCCATCTCCAGGGCAATCACGGTGTTGGCCAGATTGCCGCGATACTGCGCCGGCACCAGGTCGCTGGACGCGAGTAGCTTTGCCATGCGCTGGGCGCCCTCGAAGGCTTCCAGGCTGCTGAAGGCGCTCACCGCGACGGGGAGCTTGGGTTCGGGTTTGGGTTCGGGGATTACAGGTAATGCGCTCATCGGTCACCTCTAGTTGCCTGCTGTGCAGGGGTAAGGCCCGAAGCCTTCGGCGGCGCGATCTGCGGGGTCTGCGCCGCCGGCAAGCTCGGGATGATGTTCATGCGCGCCTTCTTCGACTCGCGCTCTAGATGCGAAAGCAGCGTCATCTGATGGACCAGCGCCTTGCGCCGGTCGTCGTTCTCTGGCCGGATGGTCGCGAGCTGCTTACGCTGCTTGCGGACGGTGTGGCCGACGTGCTTGATGGCGCCGTAGGTCTTGGCGCTGATCTGGTCTGCGGTCAGCACGATGAACGCCTCGCCGGGGTCACAGTCGATCACGATCCCATTCTCGAACTCACGTCGGCGCCAGGCATTGGTGACGCTAGCCCAGCGCGCGCTGCGCCGGTCCACGCCGAGCAGGATCTCAACGTCTTCATATTCGATCCGGTCGCCGGGCTGCAGGTCCCTGTACTGCTTCTGCAGCATCGCCACGTCCGGCCCCGTCGGCATCCCGTCGCCCCACGGGTACACCTTCTGCTCAGTTCCGACGTCAGTCATCGCCTTCCCCTCTGTGAATTGCGCCGAAGCGCCCCTGCCTTGCCTCGCCGTGCCTCGCCACGCCCGGCCGCGCCACGGCCCAGCCGCGCCCAGCCGCGGCCCGCCACGCCTTGCCTTGCCTAGCCATGCCCCGCCAAGCCGCGCCACGCCTGCCTTGCGTCAAGCCTTCTTGATGCTCGCCTCGAACATGCCGTAAGGCCCCGGGGTCTTACCGCCCGGGCGCCAGTCGCCGAGGCCCTTGTACTGGCCGCTGTATTCAAGGATCTGGCCTAGCGTCACTTCGGTGATCTGCTCGTCCCAGACCGCCAGCGTGCCCGACGCTTTCCAGCCAGCCGCAAACTCGGGGCGGACGCGGACGTGCTTGCTGGATCCGATCTTGGCGCGCTTGACCATCAGGTCGAATCCGAGCCGGCGCGCCGTCTCACGGTGCGCCTTGAAGGAGTCCTCTGCCTGCAGGACCTCGATGTCGGTCCACTGGATCAGCGCGCCGTCGATGGACAGCAGCCAGAACGGCTCGACGCTCATCATGCCGCTCTGCGTCTGGGACTTGAAGGTCTTGCCAGACTTGCCGCCCGGCACGGGCACCATCGCGCCGCCTTCCATCAGCGAGCGCATGATGTTGGCCTGCGGGATCGCGACGTGCTTCCCGTCGTGGTACACGCTGCCGATCCAGCGCCAAGCCGGAGAGCGATCATCGCCGGCCTTGCTGTTCTTTTTGTTGGCCGGATCGTTCTTCCAGTCCTCCATGAAATCCGCCCACTCGATGTTGTCCGAGTGCATCAACAGCGGTGTCTTGCCTGTCAGCGTCACTGCGTACTTACGCATCGTTGCTTCCTCTGGTTATGCGCCGTAGCGCCCTTGCCTTGCCGTGCCCAGCCCTGCCGGGCCTCGCCTTGCCCTGCCGAGCCCCGCCTGGCCATGCCCGGCCGTGCCGTGTACGCTCTGCACTGGCATGGGTTGCCCCATGCCGCTGCATCGCAGCCCTTGCCTTGCCCTGCCATGCCCTGCCGGGACCGGCCATGCCCTGCCCCGCCCTGCCATGCCCTGCCCAGCCTCACCTCTCCTTCGGAAATCGCGCCCATTGCGGCAAACAAAGCTCGCGGATGTCCTCGGGGTATGCCGGCCAGCGGTCATCCCGCAGGCAGGCCGCATAGGTCGCCAGGTCCTGGCGGTAGATGGCCCGGCCCAGGTCCAAGTCCTCGGCCTTAACGCTGTAGAGCGCCACGCCGTAGGGCGGGGCCGTCTCGACGCACGCGAAGATGAACGCCTGCGGGCGCCAGCCGCACGCCGTCAGGCCATCCCAGTAGTAGGCAGCCTGGACGTGGTAGCGATACTCGACCGCCGACCGGGCGAAGCTGTCCATGCCGGCGTCCCGTGTGGTCTTCAGGTCGACCACCACCTGATGCGCCTCGTCCAGCCAGTCGGCGCGCAGGCGGCACAGCACGCCGAAGTCCGCATCCGTCCAGTAGCCGGATACCTCGGCGCGGCCGGTCCCGAGCAGGGCCTTTGCTATGGGGTGGGCGCGCACCGCGTCTGCGGCAGCCCAGGCGGCCGTCCAGGGCGTCGGCGACCAGGGGTCGGTGTCCTCGCCCATGCCGAGGGTCAGACGGCCCGCAGCGGCCTGCTCCGCGCGCCAGGCGATGGCCTCCTTGCTGCGGCTGGCGCCGTAGGGGTCGCCGACGATGCCGTCGAGCACCCGCCCGGGCTCCAGGACCATCATGTGGACCGCCGTCCCGAGGGCCTGCGCCGGGGTCGACGGGCGTGGGCTGCGCTGCGCCAGCCGGTAGACGGCCGGCGAGCGGTGGATCATGTCCAGGCCCGACTTCGAGATACCCATCCCGCGGTGGTAGCACGCGGCCGGGATGTCGTCGTGCAGGCCGTGCAGGATGTCAGTCATGACGCTCAGTCATCCAGTCGATCCGGGCCATCACCTCGGCTGCCTGGCGCAAAAGCTCGCGCAGGCGTATCGCCTCCTCGCTGGCGCCGAGCCGAGCCGCGCTGAAGGCGATATCCCTGGCCAGGTCGTAGGCGTCACAGGACCCGTACAGGTCCAGCGCATCGCCCAGCAGCTCGTCGTCGGCCAGGATGGCGGCGACCCGGTCCTGTAGCCAGGCGTCCCGGTCCGCCAGCCGGCCTTGCTCGTCGGCGTAGCGGTCGGCGTCCCGCAGCATCACGTCAACGCTTCTGATCACGGCGCTTATCCTCCCAGGCGGTAATGGCAGCACGGGCCTCGTCGACCTGGCGCTGCAGGTGGTCGCGCAGCGGGTCGTGGAAGTGCTTGAGGTAGGCGGCGAGCGCCTCCTCGGCGGCCAGCAGCACGCGGTTGAGCGCGGCCGACACGGGGTCGGTGCCGGCCTTGCCGGTCTGCGTGGCCAGTATGTCGGCGATGGCCTCGATGGCCGGCGGCAGCAACGGGCCTGCCGGTAGCTGCATCGGGTCGATGACCCGCACGATCTTCCGTGCGCGCGGCTCTGACCTTGCCGCGGGCTCGAAGCTCGGCGCGGCGCGATAGACCCGGGGCGACGATGGCCTCACGGGCTTCTCGGCGAGCTCGACCTCGCCAGTCCTCAGCAGATTCTTGACCGCGTCGATCACTGCCTTGCGTCCGACCCGAAGGTCAACCGCCGCATCGTCGGCGGTGAAGGTGTCCCGGCTGTTCATGTACTCGCGGATCCGGTTCGTGACACCGGTGGGCGCATTGGTGGGGCGCCGGTAGGGCTCGGGGCCCGGCGTGTATGCCTTGCCTGCAACGAGGTCCGCCGCCGCGGCGCTCGGTCGTACCTGGTAGTCGATCATGCCATCGCCTCCGACTTGTAGCTCTCGTTGATCGCAGCCTGGTAGGCCGCGGTCAGGGTGGCGCCCCGCTGCAGTCGCGGCGCCATCAGCGCCGCCAGCCGCAGGGCTACGCGCAGCTCCCAGACCGGCAGCACCGTGCCGGTGTAGCGGTCCTCGACCACGAAGCCACCACCCGCCGCGCGGGGGCGCACCGCCAGCCGTCCAATGATCGTCGTCGCCATTTACACACACTCCTCGTGTTCGTCACGCGCCGGCGAGCGCCCGGCAAGCAGGGCCAGGCTGACCATCAACAGGAGCTGGCCAACGACTGCTCCCGCCACGAAGGCGAGCGCTGTCCACCACCAGCTACAGCCGCTCACGCGGCCTCCCGCCCAAGCTGCGCCTCCAGGCGCTGCACCATCTCCAGCAGGTCGCTGGCGTGGCCGGCGAGCAGGCGGTTCTGGGCCTGCAGGCTGGCGACCTGCTCGCGCAGCCCGTTGGCCTGCGCCTGGAGACCGGCCAGGGTCTCCTCGACTGCCGCGCGCAAGGCGGCCATCTGCGGGGTCTCGATTAGCTGCATTGCGGTCTCCTCGTCCGCCCCGCGGCCGGCGCTTTGGCCGGGTGTCCCTCGCCGGGATGGCGGGGTGAGCGGGGTGGGTAAGCATACTTAAGCATGCGCCCAGCACCCTGTCAAGCAGGTTTGTGACGAGGGCGGGTTATTTCTTCAGCAGAGCGAGCAGCGCGGCGCGCTGCCCGGGATCAAGCGTGCGGATCGCGTTGTAGAGGGCACGGTCTTCATGGGTGCAGAGCTCGGGGTCGGGGACGCCCTCGCCCGTGGCAAGCCAGCGCGGCGAGCATTCGAGCACGTCGGCTAGATCGAAGAAGTGGTCTAGCCGGATGGACTTGGTTGCCCCGGTCTCCCAGTAGGAAATGGCGGCAGGGCTGAGATGCAACCGGCGCGCCAGGTCGGCCTGAGTCAATCCAAGCGCAGCCCGTCGCTGCCCGATCCGATACCCAAGCCCATCGTCTGCCATGCCGACCATGGTCGCCTCTATGGGATTAAGCATGCTCTTGACGTCTGGCGTTCAGCATGCTTTATTGTAGACCATGCGCACTCAGGACGTGGTCAAGCACTTCGGCAGCCAGGCAGCAGTGGCCAGGTCCATCGGCATCACCGCGGCCGCGGTCAGCCAGTGGGGCGAGCTCGTACCCTTCGAGTCCGCCTACCGCCTCTTCCTGGCCTCCCGTGGCGAGCTGGTGTTCGACCCGCGGGTCTACGACCGCAAGCGCACAAGGACTGAGGCCTCCTGACGTGTCACCGCCCGGGCCCGTGGCGGGGAGTAACGGCCACTACGCGCGAGGGCTTCGCGCGAGTCCTCCGAGCTCGGCTTGCCCCCAGCCTCCTGTGTCCGGGCTGGGGGATTCTTTTGGGGTTGGTGACCGATGGATTACCAAGAGTTCCTGCTCCGTAAGCAGTTCGACGACAATAGATAGCCTCCCCGCCCCGCTCATCCCGCCCGAGGTCGATCTACGCGACTTCCAGTTCATGCCGCTGGTCATCGGCCGGCTATTCGGCTCCGACTTCCACTCCCACGCCACGGACGCCGAGTGGCGGGCTGGCGTGACGCTGTGGCTGAAGTCGTGGCACCAGCTACCCGCGGGCTCGCTGCCCGATGACGACGTTTCGCTCTGCCGGCTGGCGGAGCTCGGGCGGGACCAGGAGGAGTGGCAGCGGATCAAGGCCGGCGCTCTGCGCGGCTGGGTGAAGTGCTCGGACGGCAGGCTGTATCACCGGGTGGTCTGCGCAGAGGCCATGGATGCCTGGAAACATAAGCTGGCTCGAGTCGAGCGCACCCGCAAGGCGACCGAGGAGCGGGAGCGCAGACGTAACGAGCGCGCGGGCTGCGAACGTGACGTTGAACGTGACGTTGAACGTGACGTGCCTCGTTACGTTCACCAAGGGACAGGGACAGGGACAGGGACAGGGACAATAACTACCAAGACAGTGGTAGTAGCAGAGGTGGGGGGTACGGGGGGAGGGGATGCGCCCAGCCCGCCGCCTCAGCGGCAGCGCTTTGCGCCGCCGACAGCCCAGCAGGTGATGGACTACGCCGATGGTCTCGGGTACGACCGCTTCGACGCCGAGGCCTTCGTCGACCACTACGCGAGCGTCGGCTGGACCGTCGGCCGCTCGCCGATGAAGGACTGGCACGCCGCGGTGCGGCAATGGAGGCGACGTGATACGAGCGGACGCCCTCGCGGTAACGGCAACGGCGGCGGCCACCGCAACCGCACCGACGCCGTCTACGAGACACTGGACCGGGCTGCCCATGCCCTGGACCCAGGCGCTGTTCCGGCGCCTCGGCCACCTGTACGGGCAGCGGTGGACGTCGAGCCTGCCGACCAGCGAGGCCGAGATGAGCGAGATGCTGGCGACCTGGGCGCAGGGCCTGGCGGGGCTGCAGGCCGAGGACCTGCGACGGGGGCTCGCGGAGCTGGTGCGCCGCGAGGACCCGTGGCCGCCGTCCCTGCCCGAGCTGCGGGCGCTGTGCAAGCCGGCACCGGCACCGGCCTGTCACCGGGTGTTCAAGGCCCTGCCGGCGCCGAAAGCCGATCCGGTGCTCGTGGCGGACGCTCTGGCCACGATCCGCAGGTCGATTGTGTCCTCGCGGGCCGCTGAGGCGATGCCATGCGGCGATTCCGGCTGACCCGACCTGAGCCGACGGAGGCCGACGTGCTGGCGAGCGTGCTGCAGTACCTCGCGCTGCTCGAGCGCACCGGGCGCCTGGCCTGGTATGCGCGCATGAACGCCGGCGCCGGCCGGCTGCAGCGGGGCAATGAGGCGAGCCAGTGGATGCGCTTCGGCTTCCCGGGCCAGCCGGACATCATGGCGCAGACGACCGACGGTCGCTTCGTGGCGCTGGAGGTCAAGCGGCCGACGGGACGGGTGCGACCCGAGCAGGCCGAGTTCCTGGCGAAGGTGTCCCGTCATGGCGGGGTGGCTGCCGTGGTGCGCTCGGTGGACGACGTGGATAGGGAGCTGGGATGACCCTGCCGCGCATGGAGGACTGCGCCAACGTCGACCGCGGGGCCCGCTGTCCGCACTGTGGCTCGCACCGCACGCACCTGACTCGTATGCGCTGGGATACTGGTCAGCAGACCGAGTTCTGGTCTTGCGATGACTGCAAGCGATCATGGTCTCCGGATCATGCGGATGATCGACGCTGAGCAGGAGTCGCAGTGGGAGCGTGAGCGACGCGAGAGTCTGGACCGCTGGATCGAAGGTCGGGCGCAGGCGATTGCCGCACTGCCATCGGCTTTCGAGCGGAGGATGGCACTGCAGCAGTTCGAGCGCGGCAAACCGACGCGGATCCGTGATCGGCTGGAGCAACGGGTGAGAGAACTATGGGAAGCGAGGCGGCGATGAGCGAGCAACGACTGACGGCTGACGACCTGGACGAGAGCGAGCGGACCCGCACCGATGTGTGGACGCTGGTCATGGGTTACCACCGGCCGGTCTCGACCTTCAACCCGGGCAAGCAGTCAGAGCACCGGGAGCGGCGGATGTTCCGTGAAGCGAGCGCGCAGCCGTGATCACGGTCGACATCAGGGGCATGAAAGAGGTGCAGCGCACCTTGCTGCAAGCGGGCAAGCAGCTGCCGTTCGCCCTGGCGCTTGCGCTCACCCGCACGGCTGAGATGGTGAAGCTCGAAGAGCGCAAGGAGATGCAGCGGGTGTTCCGCTCGCCCACACCCTATACGCTCAACGCGCTTTACCTCAAGCCAGCCACCAAGACCCGACTGGAGGCGAAGGTATGGGTGAAGGACGCGTCAGCCAAAGGCACGCCGGCTACCAAGTACTTGCTACCCCAGGTCTATGGGGGCGAGCGCAATACCAAGCGCTTTGAGTCGCTGATGCGGGACAGGGATTATATGACGGCCAGCGAGTACGTCGTGCCTGCCGAGGGCGCGCAGCTTGATGCCTACGGCAACCTGAGCCGTGGGCAACTCTCGAAGATCCTAGCGCAGTTGCAGGCTGCCTTTGATCCACGACAGCGAGAGACGCCAACTAGTCGCAAGCGCAGCCTGCGACGCAAGGCTCGCGGTGGTCGCTACTTCATCGGTGGCGCGCCGGGTCGCGGCAAGCATCTGCCGCGTGGAGTGTGGGAGCGGCTAACGACGGGTTTCGGATACGGCGTGCGCCCCGTGCTGCTGTTCGTGCGCCGACCGGTCTATGTCCCGAGGTTCAAGTTCTTCGACGTAGCTGAGCGGGTCGTCAACGACCAACTGCTCTACCAGGCTCAGCTCGCAGTCGAGCATGCGCTGAAGACTGCGCGGTTTGTTGACACTACACGCTAATGGCTCGGGTCCTTCATCTGGCACTGACTACGGGTAATTCGAGC